TGGACCTGGACCCCTCATCTTTGTAAGTTCCACACCTGGAGCATAAGTTAGATTAGTTAAAGGAGGTAATCCCTGAAATGCTCTTTCTTCATTAACATACTTAAGCATATATGCTTCTTGTTGTTGCCTCTCTTTTGGATCAGTTACAACACCTGTGTTAGAAGTAGGAGCATAAGGCCTACCACCACCAGGAAACCCTTTGCGTTTCTTATCTGGCATCAAGACAGGGACATTTGTTCCACCAGCAGCTGCATTCATTGCCTCCATTGTATCAATACCATACTGCTGTACAGCACCCTTAGACATAACAAACTCACCAGGAGTTAGCATAGCAGGAACAGTATCCTTATCACCTTGTCCACGAACCTTTCCACCCTTATTAAACTTCTGTGGTTCTTCTTCACCACCACCTAACATCTTATTCATGCCAGCATACATACCAACTGTACCTACAGCAGTGAGAGCAGTTCCTAAAATTTTTCCTTTTTTACCACCAAAAAATTTAGCAATTCCTGATGCTCCCTTAATCTTCTTTGCCCATGCAAGCTTAGCAAGAAGTGCAATTAATTTAATTGTACCTTTTATTGCTACTTTGGTTATGAATTGTACAAATCTACCTAAACCTGTTCCAAAGATAAGATATAAAGATAATAATTTAGTCCAGTTATTACTAAAAAATTTAACAATACTATCAATCTTACCAGAATTAGCAGGATTACCAAACCAATCAAGTATGTTTAAAAATATTTTTCCTAAAATTAATTTCTTTATAAAACCAAATATCTGACCAAAGATATTTTGAACAGGAGCAATGATTTTATCACCTGTCTTCTTTAAAAATCCAGTTACTTTACCTAATCTACTCTCCTCATCATCTCTCTTTAAATTCTCTAAAAGTTGTTTATCATTTTTTTGTTTATCTTCATCAAGTTTTTTCTGACTTATTAATGTATCTTCTATTCTTGCAACTGTTTCTGCAATTACATTAATAGTATCAACTAACCCACCTGATGCTGCTTTCTTCTTTTGTTCTTTACTATCTTTAGCAGGCCCCAAAAGTTTTTGAGATTCATCATCAGTATCTCTACCTAAAAAACTGCCTATGTTTATTTTTGTTTTTCTTTCTTTAAACTTAGGATCTGCTTTTTTTCTATCTGCTCTTACTCTTTGTATTTCTTCTTGTAATATTGGTATCCTTTTATCACTTGCATTAGTAATGGTAAGCATGTTAGTTGCTTCCATCAATGCACGTAAATAATCCACATCATTATCAATATCCATCAAATCAATATCAAGATCTGATAGTATCTTTAAAATTGGAGGACTACTAACGGCCATTTAAGATTGTTGTTGCTTTTGCTTTCTTTCTTCCTCTTCAAGATGTTGTTGAAGAAGTATCACATAAATGTCTCGCTCCCACGGCATCATATTTTCAATTTCAGTCAAACTATATTTATGATATTGCATTAACGAAAAATTGAGTTTGAAGTAACCCTCAAGACTCAAATGCACTAGAGCTAAGCGAAAAAAGATGCTAACCCTTCAAGAACCACATCACTTTCTTTTTCAGTATTAGGATTTTTAACCTTAATAGTATGAGATAATTTGGGCATGGTTTCAAAGAAATTTTCAATCTCTTTAAACTGAGATGAATTCATTGACTCAAGAAATTCAGTCAACTCTTTCTTAGTACAATCAGATGCTGTCCATACCTCTTCTTCAGTATAGATCTTATCAATACATGTACCAATCAATTCAAATGATTGATCCATTTGATTTCCTTCAGTAAAATCAAAATTATTTTTAATAAATTGATCTAAGGAAGGATACTTCAATTCCATCATAATATTATCATCAAGTTTTATCTGATTGGTATGACCATCAGTGCGTTGAATTTTAATATTATCAATAGGAATATTCTTTTTAACCTCAGTAACACCATCATCAGGACATATTAAATTAACTTCAATAGTTTCACCTACAGACTTACCACGAATGTTCAAAAACAAATACTCTATATCAAAAGTAGGTAATGTCTCAACCTTAATACCCTTTGTCAAAACACAACTTTTAATTACTGCTCTAATAGCATTAGTAATTTCTTTTGTATCTTCACTTTCAAGAGCTATCAACAATACCTTTTCTTCTTTAACTAAAAAAGGTCTATATCTAACTTTCTTTTGGGTAGAAGGTAGTTCCAACTCATATGTCGGAGTCGCAATCTTTGGTAAAGGCATAATATGCTTATAACAAGTTCAGTGTATTTATTTATAGGGGTTATTTAATGTTTGGCATGAACTTAGGATCCATAACTTTCTCAGCATTGCTTTTATTATTTTTAATTACAGTTTTTATTTGACCATATGGTGTACTAGGATCTTCCCTTGAACCAGTTTCGCCATGTATTGCTTTTCTTACTTCAGATTTACTCAATGTAGTGTTTGGACTTTTTGGATCAGTATCAGGAACACTAGCAATTGGTTGAGCAGTAAATACTCCTTTCCTACTTGTAGAAAATGTATTATGCTGTATATACCTAATATAAGAATAAGTAACTGTACATTTTAGAACATCTGCTTCTCCAAATGTAACTGGCATACTATTAATAGCCGTAGGATAAGATCTAATAAACTCATATGATAATTCCTGAGCTACCTCATGACCAGGTGTAGGAGAAATAAACTGTCCACCTTTCTCAAACTTTTTAATTATCAACCCATCTAACATATACTCATCAGGGTAAGATAATCTATAAAAATAATTTTGATTTTTTAATTTCTCTAATGAATCCGAATTACTAGGATCTTCTCCTGCGACATATGATATATAACTTTCAAAAAATCTTATAGGATAATAAGCATTCTCTCCTGAATTAACATAAAAAGTTAACTGTAACTCCTGATCATATACTTTTCTATGTGGCATCTTCTCTGTGACACCAGTGTAATCATTATCTACATTAAAGGTTATTAAATTATTTCCTGGTAATACTGCTTCCGTACATAATAATGTCAAATAATTATAAGGAGAATTTGATCCTGTTCTCAAATTAGATAAAAAATCTGGCACAGGAAATTGAACCTCAAAATACGGAGTTAATGAGGGTGATAATATAGTACTCTTTAAATCATCTACCGTTTTATGGGTTGGTGTTACCCCCAACTTTGCCATCTAAATAATATTTGACTTACTATGTTATTTATTATGTATGTCAGAGAGTAAAAAGAGTATTTACAAGCCAAGAAATCCAAAGAAATATAAAGGTGATGTTAACAATATCATCTGTCGTAGTTCTTGGGAAAGTAAGTTCTGTGGTTACTGTGATCTAAATGAAAATATTATACAATGGGGAAGTGAAGAATTTTATATACCATACCTTGCTCCTGATGGCAAAGTTCGTAGATACTATCCAGACTTTATCATTAAGGTAAAAGAAAACTCAGGTGAAATTAAAACCTATGTAATTGAAGTCAAACCATTTAAGCAAACTAAACCACCGAGGAAAAGAAAAAAGGTGACTCCATCATACCTTTACGAATGTAAAACATATGCTACCAATCAAGCAAAATGGCAAGCAGCTAATGAATGGTGCAAAGATAAAAGAATTGAATTTAAAATTATTACTGAAAGAGAACTTGGTGTAGCATCATGACAAACTCTTTCGGTTTCGATGGACTAGAACAACAAACAGAAGATAATCGTATTCGACAATATCTTAGTGACTTAAACAATAGAACTAATGATCCAGAAGAAATGATGCTAGAGATTATGAGTGTTCTAAATGAAACAGTTACTCCTGTCCCTGATGTAGGAAATTTCTATACCTTTGTATATAATGCAAAAACTCCTGGTGAATCATATGATCAGCATCCTTTGATTGCCTGTGTGGAATTATTCTCATGGGGATTCAGAGGACTTAACTTTCATTGGCAAAAATATAGAAATTATACATGGAATGAACTAGCAGGACAACTCTATATCGTTCAACGAAATGAACTAGATGATTTGCTTGCCATACCCTATGGAAAATACATACTTAATCCTCGCTAAATAATAAAAAAGTTTTAGAATAAATGGCATTAATAGGTCTTGGACGTACGGCTAAGCCAGAAACCCATTTTGGTAACGATGATAATAAGAATAAATTCCAACCGATAAAAAGCGGTAAAGGTCGGAATGAGAAATATTTCACGCTTGTTAATAAAAAGACTGGAGAAGTAGAAATATATAACAATGAATTTGGTAAAGATAGAAAGGTAGGAGTATATGATCCCAAAACTAAAACAACAACTATAGAATCTGGAGCAAGAGAATATGAAAAAGAAGCTTTCGGAGATCCTGAAAGTGGTGCAATGGAATCTGTGATCAAAAACTCCAAGAACATGGTTCAAAAAGAAAGTTTTAATGATGCCACTAAAGAAGCAAATGGAGTTAGTGAAGCAGATAGATTAGCTTCTAGTAAAAAAATAGCTAACGATTTATTAAATGATGGAACAACAGATATAGATCCAACTGATGGAAGCACCATGAGGGGGATGTCAAAGGAAGAACAAGATGCCTTAATGACAGTTAAAGGTAGAAAATTCTTCCCTAATCTCAGATACCCAGAGAAAATGGATGAGGAACAAGATGCTATTAAATTTACAATCAGAGATTTTAAACCAAGAGAATGGGATAAAGATCAACCAGGAGTTTTAAAAGAGAGAGATCGTAGTAATGCAGCTCTTCATAAATTTAATATGGGGTCTGTGACATTACCTATGCCAGGTGGATTAAAAGATAATAATCAACAGAGTTGGGGTAATGCAGAACTGAACCCTATCCAAGCAGTAGGAGCACAACTAGCACTAGCATCATTTAATAGTGCTGATGCAGCAGGAGGTCTTCTAAAAAACCTAGTAAATGATATAGGTTCTAGTGATATGAAAGATACTGCACAACAATTAATTGCAGGACAAATCACAGGTGCTGGTGGACAATTAATAAAAAGATCAGGTGCGTTAATTAATCCTAATGTAGAATTACTATTCAACAAACCTGAACTAAGAAATTTTCAATTTAGTTTTAATCTATCTCCACGTAATGCAAAAGAAGCACAAACTGTCAAACAAATCATAAGAACATTTAAACAAGCATCAGCTCCAAGAAGAACTGTGAAGGGTTACTTCTTAAGAACACCATTGATTTATCAAATAGAATATATCAATAATGCATATAACTTAAATAGATTTAAGGAATGTGCAATGACCAGTTTCCAAACAGACTATACACCCAATGGAAACTATTCAACATTCCGTGATGGTACAATGACTCAATACAAAATTCAAATGTCATTCACTGAACTTGATCCTATCTTTAATGATGATTACGATGTACTTGATGATGGAGAACAATTTAATGCAGGATTTGGTCCATTAGCAAACGCAACTCAGACAGATGCAGCAGGTATAGGTTACTAAAATGTCAAATTACTTTAAACGAATTCCAGATTTCGATTACGTTAGCAGATTACCTAATGCTAAAATAGGTGAGTACATGCCAGTAAAAAACCTCTTTAAAAGAGGAACATTAAGAGATGATATTTTCCAAGACCTTTCTGTCTTCACAAAGTATAAAGTCAGTGGTGATGATCGACCAGACAATGTTGCATTTGATTTCTATGATGATTCAAATTTAGATTGGTTAGTATTATTATGTAATAATATTATTAATATTCAATCAGAATGGCCTATGTCTCAACAGTCATTTGATAATTATCTTATTAACAAATATACTCAATCAGGTGACTCAGATACGGATACCTATAATAGAATTTACAATGGAGTTCATCATTATGAAACAAAACAAATTAAAAATACTGCTAACGTAGAGATATTAGCAGAGGGATTAACAGTTTCTCCAGAATATACTCTTACATATTATGATTGGTTAGTTGATGGTTATGTGACTCTAGCTAAAGGTGATGATGAACCATATAATACAACATTAATTACTCCAATAACCAATTATGAATATGAAGAAAAAATTGAAGATGATAAACGAAATATATTTTTATTAAAACCACTCTATGTTTCATTAGTCATTGATGACTTATCAGAAATGATGAAATATAAAAAAGGATCTACTGAATATATCAGTAAATCCCTTAAGAAAGCAGAAAATATTAAACTATATCAATAACTACTCTTCAGCTAGTTTCTGAAAGTACTTCAGTGCATCATCTTCATCTTCCGATGCTGGTGATGAAACTGCTGCAGCCACTGTTGCTTCTGCCTTGCGAGAATTAAAATCTGGTGCATAAGAACCACGACTGTTATCCTCATCTGCAACCTCTTCATCGAATACACGACGTGTTGGTTGCTTATGTCCTAGAACATAATCCAAACGCTTCTTCAAATCTTCATATGATTTGAACTGGTCTGGTGCAGTTACAGCAGCAAGTGAATACTGCTTCTTCCACAATGCTTCTAGTGCATCATCATCTTCAAGTAGAGGGGATACTGTATCGAACTCTGACTTGTCATAGTTCCAGTAACCATCCTTCTTAACGATCTTCAAC